TGAAAGAGAATCTACTCAAGATGAATTTCTTGAAGCTACAAAAAATGCACCAATCTTAAGAGATATACAAGCCTTAAATATTTTTCAAGCTTCTGGAGGTTCAGAGGTTGCAACTGTTAAAGTTGAACAAATAAAAAACTCTGTTATGAAAAGTTCTTTTTTTCAAAACCCCGGTGAAAAAGTTTCTGGATTTTTAAATTTTGGAGTAACGTCAAAGCCGTCCAAAGATTTTGTTAAGAGTCCGATGCCTGTCATACTACAAGAAGACGCTGGTGATGGATCGGCAACGGCCTCTTCTCCTAATGCTTCTAATCTGGTTAAATTATTAAAAAAGAAAATGAACTCTACAAACTTAAATAAGGTTGACATATGTAATGGTACTTTAGATGATATACAAAAAAGTTTAACAAAAAATACTCCGGGATTGAAACCAACTGCTCGAAAAAATTTACTATCAAAGAATTTTATGCCTGCAACGGTAAGCGTAAAAGTTTTAGCAAAGGTTGAAGAGGCAGTGGCTGATAAAGAAGAAGGCAAATCGCCTGAAGATATTATTGGTGCAAAACAAAAAGAAGTAACAAAGGCAAGAGCTCAGTTGTTTAGTAACTGTGCATTCGATTTAGGAAAGATTGGTGATCTGATTCCTCAAGCAGGAAGGTCTTTTGCAAACATCCAACCAAACATGCTAGCCACTGCAAAAGGGATTCCGTGTTCTACTGACATAAATAAAGCTATTTCAAACATTCCTGATGGAGTTAAGATACCAACCGCACAAAAAGGACAAGTAGTTGAAAAATTAATGAAAGGCCAAGATGCTATTACAGGTAAAGTTGATTATAGCACTAATATGAATAAAGCACTTGGCAAAGGAACCTTGACACCTGACATGACGCCTGTTGTTGGAAAAGAAGAACAAAGTGCAGCAACTTCAAAGTCTACCTTCAATGGATTTCTTACACCCGACGATTATGTATTTGAAACTATAGGATCATTTGACAAGTTATTAGATTATTTACAGGGAAGTGTTAGATGTAATACCAAAGGACCTCAGGCTATAACTCAAATGATTGTTGATTTCACAACGGATGAATACATTTTTGCTAAAGACGCAAAAGGTTTACAGAAGTTAAATAAAGAATTTGATCTAGAATTTCAGATAAATCAACAGAAAGGTAAGAAAACTCCTACGGAAGCCAGTGCTGCAGCTCGTAAGATTCTTGAAACAGAAGGTACTACAAAAAAATTTGGAATACAAGCACACTTTGTTATAAAGAGAGACGGCACTATACAAAAAGGTCGACCAATAGATGAGACTAATGATGATAGCTCCTTTCCAGAAAGGTTTGATAAAATGATCTATGTTGTTTTGATAGCTGGCGAAAAAAACCCTGTGACTCCTCAACAAGCCGCATCTACTGATCATGTTATATCTGCAGCAATGATTGCTATGCCACAGATTTATGCTCTTGGCGTTAATGAGACTGATCCTAATTATGTTGGGCCTGGAATAGATATATCTGCTATTAGAGCAAAATATAATAAGATAGTAGCAGATGGCTTAGCGACATTTGATCCGGGTAATAAAACAAGAGAAGAGCTTGCAGTTGTTAAATCACCAGAATTTGTTAAAACTGTTTCTACGAAGCTTAATGATGTACAAAAAGTCAATCCTAGTAAAATTACAAAAGAATATGAAGGTATTGATGAAGCAACTGGTCTAAAAAAACCAGTAAATATTGACGAAGCTACTGCTGATATGAAATCTAAATTAAAAGAAATAAAATCAGGTAACATTGATGTTCAAGGTAACCTAGCTGCAGCTCAAACTAAGGCTCGAGGTGAAGCAAGTAAAATTATAGGTGATAATAATGCTAATGCGCTCTTTAACAAATTAGATGCAAACATGGGAGGTGTTGATAGCCTTATTAAGGATTTAAATATTAATAAGATTGATGATTTAACAGATAATATAAAAGATGCTTTCGGAGTGTAATAAATGACTTTTGAAAATAAAAATAGTAGTAGACTTGTACCGAGCGGTATTCAAAAAGAAAATGGATTTGATGATCCTAACGAAGCATATCCTAAAAAATCTTTTTTAAATTCTCCTTCTGTAAACGAAAAAGCAAGAGGTACTAGAAGAGTCAACGTAGAACTTGGAGGTGGTAACGCCGATTTAGATTTAGAATTGAAAGATGAACCGGCTTCTATATATCCAAACAGCCAAGTTAAAGAAACAGCATCAGGACATATCGTAGAGTATGATGATACTCCCGGTGCCGAACGTATAATGATACGCCATAGAACTGGATCAGGTGTAGAAATGCGTGCAAATGGAACCATGATATACGGTTCGGTAGGTAATACTATAAAAGTTACTGCACAAGATGAAAAGGTTATTGTTGATGGTGATGGAGAATTACATTATAACGGAAACTTAAAATTAAAAGTTGCAGGTGATTTTGATTTAGAAGTTGGTGGTGATTTTAATTTAAGAGTTGATGGCGATGTTGATCAAACTATTAAAAGAAGTTATAAACAAGATATAGGAAAAAGTAAAGAAGTAAAAATTATAGAAAGCAGATCAGAAACAATAGGTATAGATGCAACTACATTTATACATGGCAATAGCACAAATACGATTAAAAAAACAAACAGTATATTCATAGGAGAAGATGAAGCACACAACATTGGCGGCACATTGTTTATGACTGCAGAAAATGAAGTTTCATTATCAACAAAAAGTATAAATGCCACTGCATCTTCGCTTGCAGTACTAGGTGATAGTGGAACAATAGGTGGCACAAACATGGTTTATTATGGCCATACAGCTCATATACCAAGAATTAACGCAACTTCCGTTCATGCTTCTCAAGGCGTAATTGCTACTGTTGGAATGACTGCACCAACATTTAATGGTAACTTATCAGGTAATGCTAGTACAGCAGGAAAATCTGCAGTTGCTACAGCATTAGGATCTGGCGCTGGTAGTGCACAAGCCACAGTAACTATTACACCTGCGGCTGATTCAGATACACTAGAGCCCACGACTTCTGTCTTAAATGAATTATTAGAAAAATCTACTGTTGCTATAAAACGTGTTGCTATTGATACATTTGGTGGATTATTTGATAGGCTTAATAGAAAAACTCATTACGGCGGATTGTCAACTACAGATTTAACTACTCGCCAAGTAAGATCTAGATTAAGAGATCCTAATGCACTTAATAACGAAAAGTTCACAAATGCGTGTCAAGCTGAAGGTGTGTTATCACCGTTCTTTACAAGACAATCCATACTTACAACTGATAGAATTGTTTCAGGCAAAAAGAGTTTAAAGATACCAAGTACTATCATAGGAAATCCAGAAAAACCTATGGAAAGATTCAAAGGTTCGCCTATAAGTGTAAAAACAACTGAAGCTTTACCTGAACCAAATTTTAATCCAGTGTTTGCAGATGAAATTACAAGCAGAACTAGACTGGCACCGGGTATTACTATGGCTACTTTCTTAGGAGGTTCTGGAGATCCCGTTACTTTAACTCATATACTTGATGATAACGTAAGATTAAAACTTGCGAAACAATATACGTTACATGCAAGAGTTTTAAGATCTGTCAACTCGTTTAGTGCAGTTAAAGAGTTTAAAGACTTTAGATTACAAGTAGCCGAAGGACTATATAGAGCAGAGGAAGGTGAAGAGCTTGACGTTAGTGATGGAATAAATTTTTTAATGTCAAGAGGTAGAGCAGTCGTATATGAATTAATTAATATGAAAGGTGAGATTGCCATAGAAAAAACCTTTGACTTAGCCGTATATTTAAAAGACACACTTAACTTTGAAAAGCTTATTTTAGACTATGATAACTATAATCCTGATGGTTCATTGAACGCTCAGCTTATTGTAATAATGCCTGAGATAACACCGCCATGGACAGTAACGTATAAGAATGAAGTTGAAACTAGGTACAATAACTTTTCTCAAGTAACAAATGAACTTATGGAAGCATTACCTACTACATAACCGTATAAATAGAACAAAGGATATAATATGCCAGTAAGAGCTTTTTCAATAGAGGATGGAAACTTAGGAAGTAAGACTATACTTACTTCTCGTACAAAAGTATCTAAAGATATTGATTTATCATTTGCTAAAAAGCCATCTGGTGACGTATTTAAAAAAACGGATGCAGCTGCTGTAAAACAAGCAGTTAAGAACTTATTACTTACAAATTTTAGTGAGAAACCTTTTCTTCCAAGATTTGGTGGAAACTTAAACTCATTATTATTTGCACTTAATACAGACATAGATGATGAAGATTTAGAAGAACAAATAATTAATGCTATAGAAATATATGAGCCTCGTGCAAGAGTTACTAACATAAGCAGTAACGTAAATGATGATCAGCATCAAGTAAAAGTTACAGTAACCTTTAGAATAGTTAATACAAATGAAACTGTAACTACAAATATAGATTTAACAAGGTTAAGATAATGGCAACAACAATTAAATCAACTCAACTCGACTTTGATACTATAAAAAGTAAATTAAAAGAATATTTAAAACAACAAACTGAATTTGCTGATTATGATTTTGAAGCATCAGGATTAAGTAACATATTAGATGTATTAGCTTATAACACTCATTTTACCGGTTTAAATGCTAACTTTGCTTTAAATGAATCCTTTATAAACACGGCTCAATTAAGAAGTTCAGTAGCTGCACTCGCAGAAGGTCTTGGTTATGTTCCAAGATCTTATGTATCACCTGAAGCTTCTTTAAACTTATCGATAAGTATCACTACAACTCCAAGACCTAACGCAATTATATTACCGCGAAACACACAGTTTACCACAAGTGTTGATGGTACTTCATTTACTTTTCAAACAAGAGAAGCTTTTACTGCAAACGATAATGGTTCTGGTACTTATCAATTTTTAAATAGTACAAGTGGAACTGGAATACCAGTTTTTGAAGGAACAGAAAAAACAAAAACATTTTTTGTAGGTGATACAACAGACACCCAAATATACGTAATACCTGATGTTACGATGGATACTACGACTATTAGAGTTCGTGTGTTTCCAACTGCAGCATCCACTCTTTTTGATACATACACCGACATTAAAAAAGCAGTCAGAATAGAAAATGATTCAACGTTCTTTCAAATTAAAGAAGTTCCTAATGGTTTCTATGAATTAATATTTGGTGATGGTCTTACTACAGGTAAAGCACCAGTGGCAGGTAATAAAATAATAGTTGATTACTTGTCGACTCAAGGTGATGCAGCAAATACAGCAAGCACCTTTACACCTTCTTCGACGCTAACTATTAATTCTGTGGCATATAACATAACAACCGTGACAGAATCGAATGCAGCAGGTGGTGCGTTTAAGGAAAGTATAGAGTCTATAAGGCAAAATGCTCCTATAGCTTTTACTTCACAAAGAAGATTAGTTACAGCAGAAGATTATAAAGGACAGATATTATCAAACTTTAGTGCGTATTTAGATGACGTCACATCTTATGGTGGATCTGATAATGTTCCAGCAATATATGGAGTAGTCTTTGTTGGATTAAAATTTAAAGATGGTATTACTGATAGTACTCAGCAAACTGTTAAAGACCAAATAAAAACTGATCTTACTGATAACATGTCAGTAATGTCAATTACAACAGAGTTCGTTGATCCTATAACAACAAACTTACAACTTACAACTACTTTTAATTTAGATCCAGACTTAACAAGCTCGACTGCACAATCAATGCAAAATTTAGTTCAAACAAGAATTAATAGTTTTTTTGATACCAACTTACAAAGGTTTAATAAAGTTTTTAGAAGATCAAATCTACTTACAGTCATAGACGCATTGGATCCTGCAATATTAAACTCTAGGATAGATGTTAAGATGGTGCAAACATTTATACCGACTAATAATGTATCTCTTGGTTATGACATATCTTTTCCAGTAAAACTTGCAGTACCTGCTATAGATTTACCAGTATTAACTTCATCAGGATTTACTTTTAATAGCCAACAATGTTTTCTACAAAATAAATTAAATAGTACAAAGATACAAATAGTATCAGTTGATGGTACTGTTGAAATTGATAACATAGGAACATATAATCAAGACACTGGCGTTGTAAGCTTGGTCGGATTTAAACCTACATCAATCGATGGAAACTTCATATCAATAACAGTAACACCAGCGAATCAAAATACTATAAGACCATTACGTAACTATGTTCTTGACATTGATCAATCGACATCAACTTCAAGAGCATTACTTGATTTTCAAAATACACAGGTTAGCATTTAATGTCTATTAATTATCATAGTAAAAGAAGGCTTAAAAACTTTCAAGTAAGAAAAGTACGTGAAGCTTTACCAGAGTATTACACAAGTGAGTTCCCAACACTTGTAACTTTTCTAGAAAAATATTATGATTTTTTAGATTCAGATAACGGAACACACGCTTTTGGTGATGATGTAAGACAATTATTTTCTAAAAAAGATATAAGGGAAATGCCTAGCGATTTGATTAATAATTTTATAAGTGAAATTGCAGGCGGATTAGAAACAGGTGAAAATTTTACAAGTGCCAGATACGCATTAACAAGACTAGCTGAATTAGCCAGAAGTAAAGGAACTAAATTTGGCTTCCAAGAATTTTTTAGATTATTCTTTCAACAAGTTGCTGACATTGAGTATGGTAAACAATCAATATTTAATATTGGAGATTCTGCAAGTCAAATAGGCGTTGAGTCGTTAAAGTTCATACAAGACAACGAATTGTTTCAAACATTTGGCTTATTAGTGAAGACTGGAATCGACACATCAAAATGGACAGAATTATATAAAAAGTTTATACATCCTGCGGGTTTTTATTTTAAAGGTCAAGTGGTTTCGGATACGGCAGGCTCGTTTAATATAACTACACCACTGTCAATTGAAGATTCATCACCTGGACCAACACTTGTTTCAGAAGCTTCTGCAGCATTTTCATTACCGTTTGTTCAATCAACTGTGTTGATAGATTCTGGTGGCGGTAATGTTAGAACTAACTTAAATGAGTTAGTCAGTGATTATCAAAACTTTACTTTATCACAGCTTGATACAACTTACCACACAATAAGACAGGTAATAACTCCAAACTCATTTACCTTTGATGATAGTTCAATCAGAGACAGCGATGAAAATGCATCACCAGATTTCTCAATAACACTAGAAACAATGGATAATGAAATATTCACTAGAAGAGTAACTGACTCAGCTTTCTAGTATAAATAGACTTATTAGGATTTAACATGACAAGACAAAATAT